GGCAACTGCCAAAGGTGTGACAAGCCTCTCCTTAAGGTTGCGGGTATATATTAAAAAAAGTTTAGTTGTGTAAACCAGGGAAATGTCGACGTGTTCTATATGTCTAAACCAGGTTAGGATGACCCGGACCAATCCCCCACTTCGATGTGGACATGTGTTTCACTCAGAATGTATAGAGCAGTGGAAAGAACAAGGTAAGAATACATGTCCAGAATGTCGAAAGGTGTTCGATGTATCCAACTTTAAGGTTACACTGACAGTCGAGAACAATTACAACGCGACATCGAATGTCATATCGATGAATGACGATATGATATTCAACGTGATGGATATCTTTGATATATCATTTGACGTTGAGGATGTCGTTGACCTAGACGCTCTTCTTTCGGATATTGGATCGAGTCTTGCCGACATTGATCCCCTTGTTCTTGACACAGAATGAGCTACAATACGTATTGTAATTTAAACTACCGTAATTTCTACTCGCCTTTCTAGGATCTTTGATGATCTGCCCCTTCGCATCCTTCAACAGGGGACCAGTAGCCCAACCTCGCTTATGACTGAAGACATTCACTCGTATCTTCATAATTTTACCCACAACGACTGTCGGTATTTTACGCGTCGACACCTTGAAGAACTTGGCGATGCTAGTCTTCGTGTCTCCATTCTTCGGTCTATATTCCACCAGGCCATGCTGTTTGTAAAAGTGAAAGTCACCGTTATTGAATGGTGTCATCTTCTTCTTACCAGTCACAAACATCATGACCTTGTAGTACCCCTTCTTGCATCTCGTGTTTCCCCTGACGACGTAGACCTTTTTAGGATTGTCAGAAACGACGCGTTGTGGTAGATTTTTACAGTTCGTGTACGAATGATACCACTTGGAGCGACCACTTCTATCTCCCGGTACACTCTTCTGGTGACGATACTTTTCGTAATCACCGACAGCGTATGCGTAGCAGTTGTTGTTACCTATACCAATCGACGTTCCCCAGTACTTATTCGTGAAGGTGGGTTCAGAACCACTCAATGGCGGCTGACGACGGCTCATTTATATTATGTTCCTATATTATAAATGATCCTTGATATTGCCGCCACAAAAAAGACCGAAGACCGTGTGAAGCTCGTGATACTGTATACAGTCATCATCCTCATCAGCACCTTCCTTCTTCGATTTCTCTGGAACGAATCCCTGGTAAAGCACATCACCGTACTCAAACCTATCAAGTCTCTACTTGACGCTTTTCTTCTTTCGGTTGCTCTGATGGTACTCCGTGGTTGTTAAACCTCCTTGTAGCCAACATGCTTCTCACCCTCTGGAGAAACAATCGTAGGGAACGCATCAACATCTTCGCAGTTACCCTTGTCACAGTCAACAAACGTGAAGGGCTTCTTGACCTTCTTCATATGTTCAAGCTGTTTCCGAGTCCAACCACACCCCATGGTCCCGAAAATAGTCCACCCCTTTTCCCCGGGAGCTACAGCCTGGGTAGCACCAGTCTTCATTAGAATGTAGGCATTGACGAGAATGAGAACGGCGAACGCGATCATAATTATAGTATACGCAGATATTAAAATGTCTTCAACTGTGTTGTCTATGGGAAACAAAAACGCGACGCTCAAATACACCAGGAAAATGCCCCGTGGTGAAGTTGAGCGGATGAAATCGTTCGTCACCAAAGGGGGTGAGAAACTCGTCAAGACTCCGAAGTTTAAAGTACTGTCTATGATCGATGAGGGTACGAAGCGGATCTTCAAGGTCGTGCTCTAACGATACCAGGGCGTTTTTTGGGTTTCGCTTTACCCGCCTTGAGAATTGCGATTGCCCTCGCTTTAGCCGCATCCTTGTTCACTGGTGTTATTGGTTTGCGTGTTTTGATTTTAATGGCAGGTCTAGGCTTGGTCACAGGGATCATCACCGTTTCACCAGTGAAGAAAGGTTTGGACAAAACCTTCTCGAAGCTTAGATTCACAGTTTTGTTACCCCTCAATCGATAGTTCTGGACAACATTCGACCTATTCATGAGATAGTCTTTGGGTAAGAGGTTTTCAATGAAGGTCTTCACGGTGCGTTCGGTCGTTGTCCGTGGCTGACGGAGTAGCTGATTGATCGAGTTCAGGAAAAAGTGTAGGTCGTAATGCTTGTCAGACTTTCTCGAGATACCGATGTTCTTGTAGTTGTTGGCATTGATGAGAGGATTCTTAATTCTCGGGAAGACTGAAAATCCAAAATCAATTATGACAGCTTCAAACCCTGCATTTGAAATCGTAGACCCCGTGATTTTCATATCCTTCACGGGAACTGGCCGAACAAGAATATTTCCACCGTGGAGATCGTGATGACGGAAGCCGGGATATTTCTTCTGGATACGGTAGAGATTATAGATTACCTGGGCCATGACAGATTTTATAGCCGAAAGACTGGGTTGCGTAGCCATCCATTCCCTAAATTCTTTACCGTTCACATATTCGGAATAGAGGATGTCCTTATTGTCACACGTCTTATAGAGGTACATCTTGGGAACTCCGAAGCCCTCCAACTTTTTCGCGATGGTAAATTCCATCTTCGGACTGATTTCATCGAGTGCCGCCTTAAACTTTGCCAATGGTTGACTGTTCGTCTTTTCACTCAGCGAAGGAGTCCTGATTTCCTTGTAGACGATGTACTTTTTACAGTCATCATCAACACACCCACGATACACCTTACCGTATTCACCTTCACCAATCTTTACAGCACCCCTGGTCATGGAACCATTCTTCTTTTTCAACCAAAGATGTGACGCAGGGTCACACGCCTTCTTACCCCTGAGAAGTTTCTTCACCTGGGCGTTCATATTACTAGTACGCGACATATTTTTAGACATTCAAGAGAAGGTTGGTACCTTCTTATCAATGTGTATCTAAAACACGAGTTCGTTCAGGATCATACCCTGTTGACACATGACCAACACCTTGGCGAGGTTCGTCTTCGGTGTATAGTCCCCATAGCCAACACTACTCATCGTCGTGAACGAAAAGTAAAACGGATCGAGGATACTCTCAAACTCGAAATGTTCAGGTTCTAACGAACCATAGATGATCCCGAATAAGAGTGCGATGGTGATAATGTTTTTCATCTATTGTGTGTGTATATTTTTTTTACTCGTCAATTTCGGGCTCTTCGTCAATCTCTACATCGACCGCATCAGGAATATCGAGACCCTGGAAGGCAAACGAGGGAAGCTTCTCGGACTGCTCGAGGAGTACCTGCTGTAGGCGGATCGTCACACCGAACTTGTTATCGATGAACCAGATCTGGTTAAGGTCAATGATAGCCAGCACCTTCTGTCCCTTCTCAATCGTGTCAAGAGAGACGCGTTCACGCTGCATGTTGTACGCCTCGGGGACGAACGATCCATCACTCTTGGTGAGAATCTTGAGCTTCATGGTCGAGGGGTACTGCTCCTTACCCGGGCGAATGATAGGCTTGTAGAGAGCTTCCTTCAGGACAGCGACATTGAACTTCTTACCGAGCCACTCCTTAGAGTTCTCAGCGACAGTGTTGACAACAAGTTCATCGAGCTGAGACATAGCCTCGTGAAACTTAGCCGAATCGGGGTTGTCGGGATCAAAGGAGAGGTCTAGCGAGTAGCTCGTACGCCCAGTGCTCTCATCAGTGTAGGCACTGAGACCGTAGGGGGAACGCATGAAGGGGAGTTGGACGAAGATCTTCTTGTTGTCGCTACTGTTGAGGTAGACAGCCTTTCCTCCGTTCTTGTTCTTACGAAGCTTGGAGAAGGAAATGTTGTTGGCATTGAAATCGGAAAACTTTTGGATGGCAAGCGACATTGTTGGTTGGTTATATATTCTATAGGATTCGAAACTTTAAGTATATTTTTTTCTCCAGGTAAAATAAAATGGGTCTCTTTAAAGATTGTGGATGTGGGTGCAATGGCAAGAAAGGTCAAGAGAAATTTCTCATCTCTCTGATGTCTGCGTTGATTTTCTTCGTCATCGCCAACCCTCAAACGTTTATTCTAATGCGTCGTCTCCTCGGACAATGGGTCGCCGGTCCTAACGGCTGCCCCAAGTTCGGTGGCCTCGTCTTACACACTGTTGTCTTCATGCTGATCGTATGGGGTATCATGCTTCTCAAGAAGGAAGCTCCCCCCGCCAAGGTTGTTGAGGAGGAGGAAGAGTCTGTGATGGTTGTTCCTGTTCCCATGAAGAACGCTCCCCTCCCCCTCCCCGGTATGAAGGAGGAGAAGATCGAGCTTGTTGATTCGGGTATGCAGTTGGAGGGTCTCGATGTGACCGGCTCCTATGATAGCCCCGCGGGACTTTAAAATACCTTGAACAGATCATTTACTTTTTGAATGATGTTCAATAACTCATTCTTACTCTTCACGTCTTCGGGTTTGATGATTTCAAATTCAATTTGATAATCGGTCATGTCTTCAGCATCCAAATCTACTGCATCCCCAGTTGACATCGTTAGATCGATGGAAAGGTTCTTACGGATAAAGGATTGGCGGTGCTTGGTACGCTTCCGGTCCATGTCACTGAAATCATCAATCTCAGTCGGTACCTCCTTACTGAAGGCAATTCGAACATCATAGGGAACACCCTTAATTCGTTTGATGTCCTCTTTGTGGACCGAAGTCTTTTGAACAACCTTCTGATCACCAGAGGTTTCATCGATCGACATACGAATATTGTCTCGATCCCGGTAAAAGACTTCTTCCTGTGTGGTGTAAATCTTTTCCCAACCCTGGTACTTTACCAAGGCTCGGTAGATCTTGTCAAAGGTCTCCTTCCCAACGTTCGTGTCGAAAAGTTTTCCATTAAACTTCCCGAGACGCATTTCAACTTCGATGTTCGGATCATTCTGGTGATCGCCGAACACCTTGTGAATCTTTTTGTGGACCGTTTCAATGTTCATCTTTATTTCTTACAATTCTCAAGATGCGTCTTAGTCTTAAGTGTTTTTTATACAAAAAATGTAATGAAGGGAATACTCAATGTTGGAAACACATGCTACTTCAATACATCTCTTCAATGTCTGGTACACGCACCCATCATAAAATCTATATTTGTTGAGCGAGGGTACAACGGACCATGTTCTTTCACGAAGGGCTTTTCAGAATTCACCAGGAAGTATTGGGATGACACACTCAAAATTACATTCAACGTGAATAGCCTCTTGGAAGAATTTGTCAACAAGTTTCCAAGGTTTGTCATTGGGAGACAACATGATGCACAAGAAGCCATACTCTGTATTATCGACATACTCGAAAATTCGTTGCCAGTGTTGAAGAAGCATTTCTACGGTAAGAAAATTCAGGAGACTATATGGCCCGGCGGAAAGAAATCACACGAAGAGATGTTCAGTATTCACATATTAACTTCAACGTCAACGAGTCTGGGAGAGATGATGAAGAATAGTCTGAAATGGAACGTACTGAATGATTACCAGGATGATGACGGGAAAGTACATCATGTGGCGACGACGAGGTGTCTCTTCTCAGAGTATCCATCTGTATTGATGATATCCTTTGACAAGAGGGGGTATTTCGAAGTGGTCGAGAACATTTCCATCGATGATCATGAATACGAACTCGTGGCATCTGCCATACATATGGGTGTTCAGAGGGGTGGACACTATTTGGCATTTACTAAAACGGACAACCACTGGTATTACAAAGATGATGATGTAGTTAGATCTGAAAAACTACCCATCATGGCTCCACACTATCTACTCATGTACACTTTAAAAACTCATTCATCTTGATATCCTCTTTGATGTTGACGAGTGTCCTATAAAACGTTCTCCGATTGTTGGGATAATTCTTATCTTCGCGTTTCAACAATGGCTTCCACCACATGGGTGCATCATTTTCCATGTACATACATTCCAAGATCGCCCCATCTTCCAAGAGTGGTGTGACAGCCACCTTGTCTGCTGGGATTTCACCTTCCATGTACAACTTCCCCTTATCCTGTACATACAAACGCCACACACCTCGTTCATCCACCTTTGCCAAGAAATCGATAGTGTTCTTCTCTTTGGGTTTCCATTTAAACATCGTCTCGTGAGTACCCATCAAAACCTGTTCGTTGACGGGTGTAAACACAAGACCATCGATTGGCTCCTTGACCGTTGGAAGATAGTCGTTCATGAAATACTTGAATTCCTTCATGACATGAAACTTTTTAATCTTCACCTTGACACGATCAGATTTGAGACCGATGAGTCCCTTGGTCACTCGTTCCATATGATCCAAACGGTCCAAGAAGTTTTGGTGACCCACAATCTTACCTTCAACCATGACGGTATCATAGACTAAGAACGTCTCACCACATAGTTCACCGTCTAAGATCGTCCCATCAAAGATTGACTTCTTGAAATGGAGAGGAACAGAAAACATCTGAAAATTCCGGTTTACGAAAACACATTGTTTCTTCCCTTCATACATGAGAGCCACCATCATGTGGCGAACACCATCAGTCTTTTCGCATACGACATAGTCATTGTTTCGTAGTATGGGAAAATGCTTGAATTCGATGGATATAGGTTGAGGACCGGGAAACCTATCCTTCGTGCCCCACGTCTTCAGAATAAATTCCTTGACGTAGTCATTCATGGTAAGTATACGTCCGTTAACTTTATGTAGATTTAACCCCTGCAGAATTAATCAGACTGCTGATACATTCGTGACCATAGGTCATGGTTAACTTAGCCGCTGTAAATGCAATAATTTTAACACCAACTTCTCTAAATTTAAAAAACATCATATCTGTTCTGGGGGGGATCAGGGTGGCTCCAAACTTTTTATCACCGTCATAGGACTTCAGTGTATCGGATACCGATTTACAGTCCATGACCCAAGCACGAGCCGACGTATTCTTCACCGTATAGATGTCATCTGAAATCTTCTCATCAACATCCGTATCAAAAGAAAGACCCATCTGATGTCTCGGTTCATCAACATCGGATCGCACTTTGTCTTTGAACATTGCCCAATCGATACCCTCCTTAACACCGGGGTAGACCAAACATCCGACATCTTCACTCATCTTAAACATTTCTTGGATGCTCACCTCGTCGATACCGATTCCAAAATCAACAAAAAGGATCCGATCACTCATCGTCATCAGCTTCTCGATAGCTTTAGCCTTCGCGAATGGGTCATCGTTTACGAAAGAGATTTCATTCTTGTGACCATTTTGTATACACGCGATATTCATACGAAGAATCGTATGAAGTGTCTTCACGTGACACGACTTGGACCTAGTGACAATGAGAGTGGCAAACTTCATTTATAAACGTTCACGTCTAAACCTTAAGCCTATCACTAAGGCACCCACTGAAGGGTAGATTTCCGATATGACCCAGTGTCGTGTGAATGTGTGCATGAATCTTTCCACCCATCTTTTGCCAGCGACGACAGAATGCGTAATCTTCTGACAGGTAACGTCTCGTATCGGGATCGATCATACAGTCGAATACGGCACAATAGTCGTCGAAATCTCGGTTCTGATGATCATTCTTGCACCATAGTTCCGGATACTCTTCGTGCATCTTCTCAAAGACAGACCGCTTAATCAACATGAAACCAGTCGGGCCATCTAGGATCTCAACGAAACCATTTTCAACAGAACGTCTCGCAGATCCAATGTTGACGACAAGACTCGATGAAAGCATAGCCATGTCTCTATCATCACCACTCTTTACAGCATCGGCTGCCTGATCCCACATGACAACCTTCTTGGGATAACATCCGACGGAGATATCGTGACCAGATTCAAGAAGCTTGACAACAGATTCAGGATCGAAGTCAATGTCCGCATCTATAAACATGAAATAGTCGGCGTCAGTCTTTTGCATGAACCGCCCGACAGCAACATTACGAGCTCGGTGTACAAGTGACTCATTCTCTGTCGTATCGATCATGAGTTGGACACCCTT